CCTATCTGCCCCACAAGTTGGTTTGAACATGCGTTGCTTCGTAATTGGAGAAACAAGAGAATCTGCTATCATGGTAATCAATCCAAAAATACTTTCCTTTAGTGAAGAAACAGAATTGGCTCCAGAAGGTTGTTTAAGTTTTCCAGATATGTTCTTAAATATTGCTAGACCAAAAACAGTTTCAGCTGAATGGCTAGACGAACATGGTGAGAAACAAAGCGGAACGCTTGATGGATATGGTGCTCGATGCTTCTTGCATGAGTTTGACCACCTTAACGGGGTAGTATTTAAAGAAAAAGTATCTCGTCTCAAATGGGATAGAGCTACGACTAAGAAAAATAAAATCCAAAAACAAAGAAAGAAAATGCGAGAAGCTATGACATATCTTAATGCTATGGCACAAAAAGAAAAAGCTCAGGCAGAAGAAGTATTAGACCTGAACACTGGAGATTAAATGAAAATTGCGATTGTTACCGATTTACATTTCGGTGCTAGAGGAGATAGTCGTGTATTTCACGAAGTACAAAGAAAGTTTTTCCAAGAAGTATTTTTCCCTTATGTAGACGAACATAATATTACTACTGTATTTGACCTTGGTGACACTTTTGACCGAAGAAAGTATGTTAACTTTGTAAGTTTGGAACGCTGTCGTGAGTTCTTTTTTGATGAGCTTGATAAGCGTAACATTGATTTTCATGCGTTAATTGGTAACCATGACATATTCTATACAAATACAAATGACGTTAACAGCATGAATTTGTTGTTACAAGACTACAAAAACTTCAATCTATACCAAGATAAAGCTGAACACTTAACTCTTGGCTCGACAACATTCTTAATGTTACCATGGATTAATAAACAGAACGCAGAATACAATTACAAAATGTTAGCTGAATCTAAAGCTGATGTTGTTATGGGTCACCTTGAAGTGAAAGGATTTGAAATGCTCAAAGGTGTTCCTTGTACTCATGGTACAGAAATGGAAGTATTCAAACATTTTGAAGATGTTTACTCTGGTCACTTCCACCATCCATCTCGTTATGGCAATGTAGAATATCTCGGAGCTCCTTATGAAATGACTTGGTCAGATTATAATGGTAGTCGTGGATTCCATGTCTTTGATACTGAAACAAGAGAAATGACCAAACACGAAAATCCAAACAAAGTTTTTTACAAAATTGATTACGATGATTCCAACTGGACTGTCGATGATGTAGCTAATTTTGATGTTGACCAGTATAAAGATACATTTGTAAAAGTTATAGTGAAGAATCGTACCAATGCTTATCTCTACGACCTGTTTATGAGTCGAATGAGTGAATGCGGTGCGGTTGATGTGAAAGCGATAGACGATAACCTTAACCTTGAACATGTTGGTGTTGACGAGGTACTTGACGAAACTAAAGACACTGGGGAAATCCTTCACCAGTATATAGATAGTATAGAGACCCAAGTTGACAAAACTCGTATCAAACAAGTTATCGACGACTTATATCATGAGGCCCTTAGTTTATAATGCGAATACATTTTAAGAAGATTAAATACAAAAACATATTATCCACAGGAAACAATTTTACCACAATCGACTTTGATACTAAACCTACCACACTTACTAGTGGTTCTAATGGTTCAGGTAAAAGCACATTGCTCGATGCTATTGTTTTCGGCTTATACGGAAAGCCATTTCGTAAAGTCAATAAAGGTCAGTTAATTAACACAATCAATAACAAAGAATTATTGGTTGAGATTTATTTTGCTGTTGGTGGTAAAAACTATATGGTGAAACGAGGTATGAGACCTGGTGTATTTGAAATCTATCAAGATGGTCAACTCATTAACCAAGACGCTGCAAAGAAAGATTACCAAGAGTATTTAGAAACATCTATCATTGGTATTAATTACAAATCATTCAACCAAATTGTTGTGCTCGGTTCAGCTACCTATGTTCCATTTATGGAATTACATGCAGGAGCAAGACGAGATATCATTGAAGATTTACTTGACATTCAAGTATTCAGTACAATGGGTTGGTTAGCTAAAGACCAGATGAAAGCAACAACTGATAACATTAATGAAAATGCATATAAGATTGAGTTAACAGAATCTAAAATTGAAAGCGCTAAAGAGCATGACGAAGAAATTCGTAAGATTAAACAAGTCGAAGTATCTAAAATCAAAGAGCGTATGGGCGTTGAAATCGATGCTGTAGAAGCTAAAAACAAAATGATTGATGCGCAAGATGAAATTATTAAAACTCTTTATGATGATATATCTGATAAAGCAGATGAGAAACAAAAATTCCAAGAGGCAACAGAAAAGAGAACAGAACTCGAACGACAGCGTATTGCATACGAAAAAGAGTTATCCTTTTATCACGACCATGACAATTGCCCAACCTGTAAACAAGGTATTGAACACGACTTTAAACAAGACCAAATTAATGAGAAAAATACAAAGAAAGATGATATTGAAAAAGGTCTTGTAGAAACAGCTGGTGTTATTAAAACTCACCAAGACAGACTCAACTCAATATCTAAAATCGAAACAGAAATTCAAAATGTTAACTTTAAGATTTCAGAACATCGTGCTGAAATTAAGATGTCTAAGAATGCTTTGATCGCTATGAAAAAAGAATTAGATGATGCACAACGTGAAGTTGATGAAGTTGACACTAGTAAACTTTTAAAATTAGAAAAAGACTTAGAGAAGAAACAACAGCAAAGAACAGAACTTCTAGAAGAACGTGAAGTGCTGAATGTTGTTAGAACAATACTACAAGATGGTGGCATCAAAGCTCGTATCATCAGTCAGTATATTCCAGTTATGAATAAGCTTATAAACAAATATTTAGCTGCGTTTGACCTCTTTGTTGATTTCCAACTTGACGAGAACTTTAATGAGATTATCAAATCTAGATTTAGAGATAAGTTCTCTTATGCTTCTTTCTCAGAAGGTGAGAAGCTTCGTATCACATTGAGTATTATGTTATCATGGCGTTCAGTTGCCAAACTACGTAACTCAGTATCAACCAACCTTCTCATACTTGATGAAACTCTAGATGGTGCACTTGATAGTGTAGGTATCGAAAGTTTAATTGAAACTCTGCATAGCTTGAATGCTGATGACAATATCTTTGTTATCTCACATAGAGGCGACCAATTTGCAGAGAAATTTGACACTAGTATCACGTTCCAAAAGGTGAAAAACTTTAGTGAGATTGCCGCATAAAACGGTTGACAAATTCTACATAACGTGTTATAATAGTACCCTACAATATGGAATAATATGAGTATGACTTCTTTTTACACTTCAGTCGAGCGTTACGGCAATAACATCTTGCATCGTGGTTACGAAAACGGTAAACGTTTCTCATATCGCGTTCCTTACAAACCAACTCTTTACTTACACACACCAAAATCTGGTGACGAGGGATATACTTCCCTTAAAGGTAACTTACCATTGAGTCCTCAGCAGTTTGGCTCAATGCGTGAAGCTAAAGAATTTACTGAAGAGTACAAAGGTGTTCATGGCATGAAAATCTTTGGTAACACAAACTATACTGCTCAATTTATTCAAGAGAATTATCCCGACGATGTACGTTATGACATTAACCAAGTCAACATCGTCTCCTTCGATATCGAGGTCGATATCAGCGATGGATATGCAAACACAGAATATGCTGACAAAGAAATCACATCTATTGCATATAAATCATCTAAATCAAACCTGTACTATTTGCTTGGACGCAAAGACTTTGATAAGACAAAAACTATTACTGGTATCGACCCCGATAATATTGTATTCATTAAGTTTGACACAGAGGTACAATTACTTAGACGATTCGTTGAGATATGGGTATCTGATTATCCAGACATCGTAACAGGTTGGAACGTCCAATACTTTGACATCCAATATATCATAACTCGTATTACAAATCTTTGTGGTGAGGAATTATCGAAACGACTCAGCCCATGGAAAAGTATACGAAAGTATTCGCGAGAAGTATTTGGTAAGGTACAATCATCTTACAGTATCTCAGGTGTTTCTGTTATTGACTATATGGATGCGTTTAAAAAGTTTGGTTACAAGTACGGACCACAAGAATCCTACAGACTTGACCATATTGCGAATGTTGTACTCGGTGAAAAGAAATTGGATTATTCTGAATATGGTAATCTAAATGCTTTATACGAACAGAACCCACAACTCTATCTCGACTATAACTTAAAAGATACACAGCTCATTGAAAGGTTGGAAGAGGAAACATCTCTACTTGCTCTTGTGATGACTGTTGCTTATGGTGGTGGAGTTAACTATAACGATGCATTCGGCACTGTAGGTATATGGGAATCTATTATCTATCGTAAACTGATGAATGACAAGATTGTTCCGCCAATTAAAGAATCACCCGGCCAACGAGGTTCTGGTCTTGTAGGTGGTTATGTTAAAGACCCAAAACCTGGTATGTATCCTTGGGTAGTATCATTTGACTTGAACTCACTGTATCCTCACTTGATGCTTCAGTACAATATGTCACCTGAAACTTATCTGCCAGATGAGCGTGAGTATGTATCTCAAGATATGGTACTCAAGGACGAATTTAAAAATAACAATAAATCATATTCTGTTGCAGCAAATGGTGCATGTTTCGATAACAAGAAACTCGGTATTATTCCTGAGATTATTGATGAGTACTACAACAATCGTGCTCAAATCAAAAAGCAAATGCTTGCGGTTGAACAACAACTTGAAGTTGAAACTGACCCTACTGAAAAGAAAAAACTCAAGACAGAAGCTAACCAATTACACAATTCTCAAATGTCGATAAAAATTTCGATGAACTCACTCTATGGTGCTACAGCAAACATATATTTCTTATACTATATTAATGATATGGCTGAAGCTATTACCACATCAGGTCAGCTCTCAATTCGATATGCACAAAAGTCTGTAAACGATTATCTCAACAAAGTACTGAAAACAAAAGACAAAGACTATATCATCTATATCGACACTGACTCGATTTACGTTAACTTTGCAGACCTTGTTGAAAAAGTCTATGGTACAACTGACATCGATCGCAAGACTGGCGAAGAGTTCCTTGACAAAGTATGTCAAACTAAAATCGAACAGATTATCGAACAAGGTTACGAAAAGCTTGCATCTGACATGGGTGCATATCGTAATGCGATGGTAATGAAACGTGAGAAAATTAATGACCGTGCAATCTTCATTGCTAAAAAGCGATATATACTCAATACGCTGAACTCAGAAGGTGTACATTACGAAAAACCAAAAATCAGTGTGACAGGACTTGAATCAGTTCGTTCATCAACGCCAGAAGTATGTCGTGACAAAATGCGTGAAATCTTTAACGTAATTCTAAACGAAGGTGAAGAACAGACTCAAAAGTTTATTGCGG